ACCAACGCCTGTCTGTATCTTGGCCTCCCAGTCGTAGCCCTCAGACCACAGGCCAATGTTTTCCCGCTCAATGATCGGCCCACCATGTGCCCAGTCGGTTGACCATTCAGGATACATCCCGCCGTAGTTGACCCGCTTGGTTCCGTCGATGTCGGTGTCAACGCTAACGCTGTATGCGCCCTCACACTTCGCCACCGCCCAATCAAGGGCGGCGCCCGTCAGTTCTGGTGTTTTCATTTCAGTCCCTCCATGATCTGCTCAGTTGTGAATGTCTTGATGGTCGAGCCACCAAAATCCTCGGACAGCCGCGTCCATACAGTGGCGTTCCACTTCGCCCGCCTTGAGTCAGGCAGGTGAATCCATCGACCGGTGGTGCGGTCAACGCAGTCAAACCCGTCACCCACGGGCACAATCCAGCATCCCTTGTACGCAACAGGGATACCCAACTTAGGTTGCTTTTTCATTTCATATACTCCTTACAGGTTTCTAATATCCACACTTCCACCTCACGCGAATCGTCGTGTTTACCCATGAGACGCAAGCAGTCAGCCAAGTGCATCCCAGTTGTGTAGAAACGATCAGCCAATTCTTTATTAGCGGCTGGTTTCTGCACGAAACAATCCGACACTTTGTCGGTAAGTTTTTGGTTCTCCGCTACGCCTGTGACCACGTACCACACGCGATGACCGAGATCACGCATTGCATCAGTGCCCGCATGCAGGGTCGAGGCGACACGCCGAAGCGAGTCAAGTTGTTCCGGTTCTATAAAATAGGTCATGATTAGCCTTTCAATCCAGCAAACATGTACTGGTTCTCACGCGCCCATGTCACGAACGATGGGTGAATGATTGACCAGTCCTTCTTGGCCGTGAGTTCCAGCAAGCTGTTGATAAATACAGCTTGTGTCTCTTTGGGCATACGCCGCACGTACTTCATCCAAGTGGCGAAGTTCTCACGGGTCACGACAGACACAGCCTTGAACATCAAGATGCACTGAGCCGCAGGTGATGTGGGCACGAGAGCCGACTCGGGTGAGTTCTCGATAGCCTCACGAGTGGGCAACTGATCAGCCAACTCGATGAACGCTTGAAGATCACGCGATGCGGCGAAACCGATCGTGCCGTCCAAGCAACCGATGAAAGCGTTGTCAGTCAGGTTGCCCCTGCGGTTAACCCAGTGTGATGCTTTGACCAGCGAGCGTGGAGATACGAACGCAGTCTGCGATGCATCATTGGGATTAAAGATGTACGGGTTCTTGTCTTGCCCGCCGTCCATGTACGACATCATGCAGTGCTCATACTCGTGTACCCAAGCGATAACCTCGGGGGCCACGCCGTTGTTGCCCGCCCAAGCACACCATTCTTTAGCAGTGGGCTTCATGTAGGTCAACCAAGTCTGGCGGTTGCGAGTGTGTGCCTTGGCACTGTCACCCACACCATCCTTGTCCATGTTGCCCGTGGTGAACACGATCGAGTCGGGATGCACATTAAATGCGCCGAGGCGTCGCTCGTGCAGAAGCGGGTGCAACGTATTGCGTACGTAGTCATCGGTCTTAGTCCACTCGTCGATCATGATGACCAGTGGCTCGCCAGTGTGCAGTCCGTAATATTCAGCTGGATAAAAATCCAGTGTGCGCGTGGCGTGGTTGGGAATGGGCATACCAGACTGGCCGACATCGGTGTTGGGACCATCGATGTAGACTTTGCGATAGCCAGTGCGCTCGACGATAACGTCTTGAATAGCGGTCTTGCCCACGCCGGGTTCACCAGTCAGGTGTACAGCCGTTTCGCCCGAGTTGAGCAAGATGTCCACCGTTTCGGCGAAGTTGACACGGCGAGAGAGATTCAAATCAGATTTAGACATTGCAGTTTCCTTGATACAAAGGTTGGAAAAGAACATTCCGACAGGATTGACGGTTTGTTCAGGAACGGGGGTTTTTCTGGTTGGTGTCCTTGAGCGTCCGTGGTGCAGACGCAGGGGTCACCAGCATGTACGGCCCCTTACCGTACTCTTGCACGACGCACCACGACTGGCGTGCCTCGCGGGCAAGTTGGTCGCCGCAAGCGCGGCATGTGTGATAGCCCAGACGCCAACGTTCGATGTGAACGTCATCGCCGCACAGTTGGCAATCACGGTATTCTGTAGAAAGGATATCCATCAGGGTCTCCAAAAATAAATGTCAAGCACAAGCACGACCACGAGCGCAATAAGCAACGCAATGCGCCACGCACGTTGGGCACGGGTCATGCCCGATGCGAAGAAATCGAATGGGTCATGCTTCATGGTGATCCTCGCGCTTGTAACGGAGGCCCGTGTTGGGGTCGATGAGGCCAGGCAGTACGTGGTTCACGGTCTTGAATTTGGCCGCGACCTTGGCAAAGTGGTCGGCAATTTCAGAGTCAGTGATTAGCCCGCTGACCCACATCTGGGCCGCTTCACGCATATCTTGGTGAATGGCTTGAAGATTTTGTTGTGTAAATGACATTGTGGTACTCCAATATAGGAAGGTTGAACAATCCGACAGGCTGTCGGTTTGTACGTTGTCGCCCCGTAGCGATCAATGTACAAAGTACATTGTACCACAAAAACTAGACATTGTCAAGGGCGCGTTCGCCTATACGCACCCCTGTTCGCGATTTCAGCCCTGTGTTCGTGTAGCAGCGTTGCGCTTCTCGATCAGGTCAAAGATGCTGTCCAGTTCCCTGCCCGAGTTGTCCGGCATATCACCCGAGTGCATCTCAAACTTGAACTCTGGTTCATCTGGCACGGGTTCCTCCAGCACGGGTTCCTCCCTACGCTTGATGATGAGGACGGGCTGATCGGGTTCGGCGTACCTGACCTTGGGCTTGGGTGGTGGGGCGTAACTGCGCTTGTCCACAACTCCCTTGGCATCGAAGCCCGCCATGGCGGCAGAGTCCAGCAGGATTCGGATGTGCTCTGGTTTGATGGGGCGCATACGCTTTAGCAAATCATCTGGTGGCGCGATCAGGTGGCGGCGTTGCTCTTGCTCGGGAAGCAATCCGTTGGGGTCAGATAGATGTGCCCGCTGTGCCCGCCAGAACTTGGACTCGGTGTGGTGGTACGGGTTAACGCAGAAAGGGTTGTTGCACCAACGCACCAATCTGGGGCCAGCAGGTATGTATCGGCAGATGGTGAACAGGATGCGCATCACGGAGGTTGTGCCGAATTCTCGGGCCATGGGTGCGTGCGGGCTGAGCATCGGCATCGGGGTGGATGAGCGAGGCCAGACAAAGCACTCGTCTTTGATGGTGCAGTTGGAGAGAAGGTCGTCAGCGGTGACGTACTTGATGGGGCGAGGCATGGTGTTGCTCCTTTGTTGAGGGTTGTGAACAATACCATATATCTTTTATCTTTGCAAGAGAAAAATGTTCAATGAAATCAAGGACTTACGAGTTTGATCAAAAATAAATGATGATGTTCACGAGTTCAGACATAGAGAAAAGGGGTGGGCAAGGGGGAGATGCCCGCGCAGGGGGTGGGGGGTGGCAAAAGGGATTTCTCGGTGCTTTGTTCTCTGTCTGTCAAAATATGAACATCATCATTTATTATTTATCTTATATAAAATAAAGAGAGGAGAGTCCAATAAAATCAACGACTTAGCGGTGCATGGAGGGCGTGTCGTTTGATATAGAAGCGTGAGTTATGATAGTTAACCGGAAAAATGTAGTACTGAACAAATGGCTATTGATCAAATAAAGTAATACTCTGTGCCGGAACCCGCATGAAACCGTGATTCTTCGCTTCGCCCGCAGGGGGTTATGATAGTTAATCGGGTAACTATACGTTATTGCACTGTATGGACGCACAGTACGAGGCGGGCGAGGCCCCTGTGCCCCCCAAATCCGCGACCCTGACCCCCCGTTGACAATGTCCAGTTTTTGTGAACATCATCATTTATTATTGACAAAACTGTACAAAACGACAGCCTGTCGGAATGTTCAGCCCGCTTGGCGGGCGAGGCTCCACCGATCCTACGAAGATCCTATTCGCCCGCATAGGATAGCGATGACCCAGAGCTCCACCGATGCGGGCTACACCGATCCTCGCCACATGGCCTACACCGATCCTCCTCGATAACTACTATCAAGCGGCCCGCGCCGCCAGCCAAGCCGAAGCCAAGCGGGCGGCGCGGGCCAAAAAAAAACGGCCCTCAACGCCGAAGCGAAGAGGGCCGAAAGGTAACCCAGCGTTAGTGTCCGCCGCTGGGTCGAAAGGGCGTAGACTTTTTAACGGCTGGTCTTAAAGCCGACAGAATGTCACATTGGACGCTCCAAAAGAAAGAAGGGGCCGAAGCCCCATGGATTAGCTGAGCGCCAGCAAAGCCGCTGTCAGCTTGTGATCGGCATCATCAGTGCCAGCTTTGGCCAGCTCTTTGGCACGCTTAACCAGCTTGTCCAGCAAGGCTTTGCGGGCAGTCTCAGCCGCATCAATCAGTGGCTTCTCACGCCGCTCGATTTCTTTGACGATTTCCATGGCCGCTTTGACGGACTTGGAATCACCGCGAGACAGCAGGGACGCACGTTGTTCGATCAACTCGCCGTCAGACTTGTCAGCGAACTTAGCCGCTTGCTCAGCCCGCTTAGCCGCCATGCGCTTAGCCGCTTCGCTCTCGGACTTAGGACGCTCAAAGCCGCATGACGACATGATGCGATTGATTGAACGCTCCCAGACTTTGGAAGCCGCTTCATCAGTGGGTGCGCCCTTGTCACGACAGCCCGTAACGTAATACTTACGAACTGTCATAAACTCAACGTAAGGCTTGCCGTTGACCAGATCAAACAGCGCAGTGTCGCACTGTGACAGCGAACGGGTAGCCCGCTCGATAGTGTCAGTGTGTGACCAGTATTCACGACCCAGTTGCTCGATGGTTTCGATCATCGACATACCGATTTCAGCACCGTCATACAGGTCAACGACAGCTTCGACACCGGGCAATGCGGTTTGTGCCGCAACGATAGCTTTGCTCATGATGTATTCTCCAATAAAGGTCAGGCAATATCGCCCGCAGAACAATCCGACACCGTGTCGGTTTGTTCCGCAAGACAGCGGGCATCACCCCTCTGTCCATGTATTAACTATATCAAACCCACTGGATTTAGGGGGAAACTCCACACGGGTAACGCAAGCATTGCCGCAAGGCGGGCAGGGCAGAGCGCCGACCGCTTCGCCAGCCCCAGAAAAAATCGAGCGACTGTGGGCTGACCGACCCTCACTGTTAATCAACCGGTAGCTCTCCAATCCCTAGGCTGACCAACTATCGTCGTTCATCAAGCGTTCAGCTCCAAACCCCCGCACCCCAAGCAAAATCAGCCAGATCGACCCTCGCGACCCCACACCCCCCAAAATAACGGCAAAGGGGACCCAACACATATACACAGTGTTTTGCACAGTCGAACAACAAAACTGGTGTGCAAACGTGAAGCTAATGAAGAGGGGGGAGGGGGGTATAAAAATCCAGCCGGGGTTGTAAGCGTTGCGTTATAGAAACACCCCCCGGGTAGGAGTCTCAACCTCCCCTTGCACACAACTATATATTTCTGTTACATTGCGGGCGTGGCGAGCATCGCGGTGATTGGGAGACCTTCACGTTGTATGCACGGCGTATATAACAAACGCGATACTTGCCCAATCCCGAACTACTCGGTGCTATGACCCTACACATCAAACCAGATAAGTTGGTCCCCCTGCCAGCGGGCGAAACCCCCGAGGCCGCAACTACGCTTCGCGAAAACATGCAGATCGCGGCGAATACAGCTGCGTTACTTGCTGAACTGCGCCCAGCGGGCGACATAACCGAAACTGATGACGACCTCGCCGACGAGGTGTTCAAGTCGTTTTCCGAACGTGCCAAGCAGCAGTTTGAAGAAGCGATGGCCCCGGAATCCACACAGCCCGCTAAGAAGAAAGGCGGCAGGCCGAGGAAGTATCCGGTCGCAGAGAATACGCCCGTCAATCCCCCACAGCTATATCAAGGTAACGTTGCTGAGCGCATCCGCACGATGCTCAATGAGTACAACAGTCACACCGTGGCTGATGCGGCTGAGATGCGTATGGTTGTGACCAACAAGCTACTGGACTTGTCGATGTGCGGTGACCCGCGCATAGAGATCAAGGCTGCCGAGATGCTGGGCAAAATCAGTGACGTGGGGCTGTTTACTGAAAAGACCGAGATTACAGTCAACTACAACAGCGTTGCCGATTTGGACAAGGCCATCAAGGACAAGGTGCGCAAGATGCTGTTGTCCCATGGTGCAGATTTGACACCGGTTGATATTGATATCGACGCGGAGCTGGGTATAAAGCCGCTGGTATTGGATGCCGAGGAGGTGACTGAGCCCGCTGAAGAAGCTACGCCCGTCTCGGATGAGTCACCGGAGGTGCCCGATGCGATATGAACAGCAGGTTTCGACGCTCGATGACGAGATGAAAATACTGCTGTCGCAGCTCGATAAGCTGCCGGACTCTAAAAAGATGGTGATTTTGGAGGACTTGGAGCGCCGCGAGAAGCTGTTGGAGAAGGAAAGGGCCCGCGATACGTTCATGGGGTTTGTGGATAGGGTCTGGCCAGACTTTATTGGCGGGCGACACCACACCATTATGGCCAAAGCGTTCGAGAGAGTGGCCACGGGTGAGTGCAAACGGCTCATTATTAACATGCCACCCCGTCATACCAAGTCAGAATTCGCGTCATACTTGCTGCCCGCTTGGTTTTTGGGTAAGTTTCCTAACAAAAAGATCATCCAGTGCTCTAATACTGGTGAATTGGCCGTAGGTTTTGGCCGAAAAGTGCGAAATTTGGTGGATACGGAGACTTATCACGATATTTTCCCTAATTTGCAGCTGTCCGTGGACTCAAAAGCGGCTGGGCGGTGGAATACCAGTAAGGGTGGGGACTATTTTGCGATCGGTGTGGGCGGTACAGTGACCGGTAAGGGTGCAAACCTGCTGATTATTGACGATCCGCACTCTGAACAGGAGGCGGCGCTGGCGGCGACCAACCCTGACATCTACGATAAGGTGTATGAGTGGTACACGTCCGGCCCGCGTCAGCGTTTGCAGCCGGGTGGGGCCATCATCATGGTGATGACACGCTGGGCGCAGCGTGATTTGACGGGTCAGGTGCTCAAAGCGGCGTCTGGGCGAGGGGGTGAGCAGTGGGAGGTCATTGAGTTTCCCGCCATCATGCCTTCGGGTAATCCCCTATGGCCTGAATTCTGGTCGTTGGGTGAACTGACGGCGCTGAAGGAAGAACTGCCGAACTCCAAGTGGCAGGCTCAGTACCAGCAGAACCCCGTGGGTAACGAGTCTGCGATCGTCAAGCGAGACTGGTGGCAGTGGTGGGAGGAGGACCGCCCGCCAGAGTGCGAGTACATCCTCCAGACTTGGGACACGGCGTTTGAGAAACACCAGCGGGCCGACTATTCCGCAGGTACGACGTGGGGGGTGTTTACTCACCACAAGGACAATACTAAGAACATCATCTTGCTCAATACATATAAGAAGCGGGTTGAGTGGGTGGAGCTGAAGAAGGACGTGCTGCGGGAGTACAACGACTACGAGCCTGACGGTCTGTTGATTGAGAAGAAGGCGTCTGGCGCACCGTTGATTTATGAGCTTCGGGCCATGGGCATACCGGTCCAAGAGTACACGCCAAGCAAGGGGCAGGACAAAATTGCCCGCTTGAACGCAGTCTCAGACATAATTGCTAGTGGGAAAGTGTGGGTTCCCCGTACGCGCTGGGCGGAAGAGCTCGTTGATGAGATCGCCGCGTTCCCCTCTGGCGAGCACGATGACTTGGTTGACGCAACAACTTTGGCCCTTATGAGGTTCCGCCAAGGCGGGTTCTTGCGACTGCCGGTTGACGAGCCCGAGGAAATTCAATGGTTCAAGAGCCCTCGCAGAGAGCGGTTCTACACAGTGTAAGGACACATCATGGCAATGGAAAAAGGTTTGTACGCGGCCCCAATGGGTTTGGACATGGGGCAAGACCCCGAGATCGAGATTGAGATCGAGGACCCCGAGGCCGTCCGGATTGGTATTGGCGACGTTGAGATAGACATCGAGCCCAAGGAAGATACGGCTGAGGACTTCAACGCCAACTTGGCTGAGTTCATGGACATGCGCGACTTGGAGTCGCTGGGTTCTGAGCTGGTGGACGACTTCACCAAAGACATCGGGGACCGCAAAGAGTGGATGCAGACATATGTGGATGGTCTGAAGCTGCTGGGCCTGAAGTACGAAGACCGCACCGAGCCATGGGCAGGCGCTTGTGGTGTGTTCCACCCGATGCTGACCGAGTCTGTTGTGCGCTTTCAGTCCGAGGCAATGACTGAGACGTTCCCAGCGCAGGGGCCCGTCAAGACAAACATCATTGGTAAAGACACCCCCGAGGTGCAAGATGCTGCTGGCCGAGTGCGCGAAGACATGAACTACCAGCTCACCGAGGTGATGACTGAGTATCGCCCTGAGCATGAGAAGCTGTTGTGGAACTTGCCACTGGCGGGCAGCGCGTTCAAGAAGGTTTACTACGACCCGAGCAAAGGTCGCCAAGCAGCGATGTTTATTCCTGCTGAAGACATCGTTGTGCCGTACGGCGCGTCGAACCTTGAGTCTGCCGAGCGCGTCACACACGTCATGCGCAAATCGCCGAACGAGATTCTGAAGTTGCAGGATGCCGGGTTCTACATGGACGTGGACTTGGGCGAGCCTACTAATCAGCTAGACGACATCGAGAAGCAGAAGGCTGAAGAGATGGGCATGACCGCTACGCACGACGAGCGGTTCCGCCTCTTGGAGATGCACGTTGACTTGGACCTCAAAGGCTTCGAGCACAAGGGCAAGGACAAAAAGCCCACGGGCATCGCGTTGCCGTACGTAGTTACGGTTGAGAAGGGCACGACCAAAGTCTTAGCAATACGGAGAAATTGGTATGAAGGCGACGAGCTCCACACCAAGCGCCAGCACTTTGTGCACTATCAATACATCCCGGGCTTTGGCTTCTACGGCTACGGTCTCATCCACCTCATCGGCGGATATGCTAAGTCCGCTACTATGCTTATTCGCCAGCTCGTGGATGCTGGTACTTTGTCTAACCTCCCCGGGGGTCTCAAGTCTCGTGGCCTCCGAATCAAAGGTGACGACACCCCGATCGCGCCCGGTGAATTCCGAGACGTGGATGTGCCCTCCGGCTCAATCCGTGACAACATCCTGCCACTGCCCTACAAAGAGCCGAGTCAGGTTCTGTACACCCTCTTCGACCGTATAGTCCAAGAAGGTCGTGCGTTTGCGTCCAGTGGTGACATGAAGGTAAGCGACATGTCGTCGCAAGCCCCAGTGGGTACAACTCTGGCCATCCTTGAGCGCACACTGAAGGTGATGACAGCGGTTCAGGCCCGCCTGCACTACGCCATGAAGATGGAGTTCAAACTCCTGAAAGTCATCATCGCGGACTACACCCCCGAGGCGTACGACTATCAGCCAGAAGATGGCGATCGTTCGGTGAAGAAAGCCGACTACGACTTGGTGGATGTGATCCCTGTGTCTGACCCCAACGCAGCCACGATGGCGCAGAAGATTGTTCAGTATCAGGCGGTCCTCCAGCTAGCCCAGAGCGCTCCGAACTTGTACAACTTGCCCTTGCTGCATCGTCAGATGATTGAGGTGCTGGGGATTAAGAACGCAGCCAAACTTGTGCCTATGGAGGAAGATGCAGTTCCTACCGACCCAGTGTCGGAGAACCAAGCAGTGCTCAACAACAAGCCAGTCAAAGCGTTCATTGAGCAGAACCATGAGGCGCATATCCAAGTGCATATGGCTGCCATCCAGAACCCCAAAGTTCAGCAGTTGTTGCAGATGAACCCAGCCGCGCAGCAGATCATGGCTGCAGCTATGGCGCACATCAACGAGCACATTGCGCTGGAGATGCGCAAGCAAGTTGAGATGGCGATGGGTATGCCTCTGCCGACCGAGGAGCAGAACAAGCAGGTTCCTCCAGAGCTGGCCGACAAGATTGCCATGATGGCAGCGCAAGCATCGCAGCAGATTCTTCAGCGCGATCAACAGCAAGCAGCTCAGCAACAAGCGGCGCAGCAAGCACAAGACCCAGTGGTGCAGATGCAACAGCAAGAACTCCAGATCAAGCAGCAAGAGCTCCAGCTCAAGCAGCAGAAGCAACAGATCGACGCTGCGGCCAAGGCCGACCAGTTGGAGATCGAGAAGGAGCGTATTGCCGCGCAGAAAGAAATTGCGGCCATGCAGGTGGGCGCTACCGCCGCCGCTGCACGCGACAAACTCAAGCAGCAGATGGAGGCTGAGGGTGCTCGCATAGGGGTTGATGCAGCCAAGCATAGAGCTCAGCTGGCGCAGCAGGAGCGGCAACAAGCCGCACAGAACAACAGACCTCCTAAGAGGGAGAGCAGATGAGAGACTATCAAATTTTGGCCCATACGGTCAAACAACTTGTAGAGCAGCGTGACTCTTACGTTGGCGCGGTTAGCCGTGGTAGCGCTAAGGATTATGCTGAGTACAAACACCTCTGCGGGCTTATCCAAGGTCTATCGCAAGCAGAGGTAATCATTAACGACCTTGTGCAAAAAATGGAGAAATCTGATGACTGAATTTGACGCTTCGGCGATTGACCTATCGGGTATTTTGAATAAAAACACCGAGGACAAAGCCAAGCAGCTGCCTGATCCAAAGACCTTTCGCCTTCTGTGCGTCGTACCAGAAGCAATGGAAGAGTACGCCGACAGCGAAGTAGGCATTATTAAAGCCGGTCAGTCCATGCACTACGAGGAGGTTCTGACTCCCGTGCTGTTCGTGGTCAAGGTTGGCCCTGATGCTTACGCAGACAAAACCCGGTTCCCCAGTGGGCCGAGCTGCAAGGAAGGTGATTTCATCATCGTCCGCCCGAATTCAGGCACCCGCCTGAAAATCCACGGTCGCGAGTTCCGCATCATCAATGATGATTCGGTTGAGGCCGTTGTCGAAGACCCGCGTGGAATTACCCGCGCTGCATAAGGAGTAAATCATGCCATTGCCAGATTTCAAAGGCGAAGACTTTGAATTTCCCGACGAGAAGGAAGCCAAAGCTGCGAAAGCCGCTGCGGACGATGCTTTCGAAGTCGAGATCGAAGACGACACACCTGCAGCCGACCGTGGCCGCAAGCCCATGAAAGAGCCGGTGGAAGACCCCACCGACGACGAACTTGCCTCGTATGACGAGAAAGTTCAGGCTCGCATTAAGAAGTTCACTCGTGGCTACCACGACGAGCGACGTGCCAAAGAAGAAGCCCTGCGCGAGCGCGAGGCCGCTGAAACATTTGCCCGTCAGGTCTTCGAGGAGAACAAAAAGCTCCAGCAGCAGTTGTCTACGGGCAGCAAAGCCTACATTGAGACTTCTAAGTCCGCCGCCGAGACTGAGCTGCAAGCAGCCAAGCGCCGGTTCAAGGAAGCCTATGACTCGGGCGATTCCGACGCATTGGTAGACGCGCAAGCAGAGGTTGCACAAGCCACTTTGAAGCTTGATCGTGCCACCACCATGCGCCCAATCGAAGTAGAAGAGCGGGAGTTCCAGCCCGCCAAACAAGAAGCTACTCCGCTGGATCGCCGCACAAAACGCTGGATGGAAACAAACAGCGAATGGTTTGGTAAAGACGACGAAATGACCATGGCTGCAATGGGCCTTGACAAGAAGTTGCAGCGCGAGTATGGTTCTGAATACGTTGGTAGTGACGAGTATTTCAAAACTATCGACCGCACTATGCGCAAGCGTTTTCCCGAGCACTTTGAAAGTGAACGGAGCGATGAGGAAGATGATGACCCGCCTCCACGAAAGAGGTCAGAACCGGCTTACGAGGACGAACCTCCGCGCCGTGCAACAAAACCTGCTGCCGTTGTAGCTCCGGCTTCACGCAGCACTCCGCCTAGTCGTATGCGACTAAAGGCATCCGAAGCAGCGATCGCTCGCCGACTTGGGGTTCCTTTGGAACTTTACGCCAAACAGGTTGCTATGCTTAATAGAGGTGAATGAAATGACTGAGGCACAGACCAAATCGCAAAATCGTATGGCTCGTGAACTGGATTCTCGTGAGGTGGCGTTCCAACGTCCCCAAGCGTGGCGTCCTCCCGAGACCTTGCCAAGCCCTGACAAACGCCCCGGCTGGAGTCATCGCTGGATTCGGACAAGCACATTGGGTAACGCTGACCCCAGCAATATCTCTTCTAAGCTACGCGAAGGATACGAACCCTGTAAAGCAGAGGAATATCCTGAGCTCATGATGCACGCTACCACTGAAGGTCGCTTTAAAGGCAACGTAGAAGTGGGCGGTTTGTTGCTCTGTCGTATTCCGTCGGAGTTCTTGGGTCAACGGGCAGCGTACTACGCTAACCAGAACAAGTCTCAAATGGAATCCGTGGACAACAATTTCCTTCGTGAGAGTGATCCTCGAATGCCCTTGTTCTCGGACAAGAAATCGAAGGTTACTTTCGGTTCTGGTTCTTAAATTTTGGAGTCATAAATGGCATTTCCTACCGTTTCGGCACCTTATGGCCTTGTTCCCATCAATTCGCTTGATGGCAAGCCCTATGCTGGTGCAATTCGCCAAATTCCCGTAGCTGCTGGCTTCGGTACCGCTATCTTTGATGGCGACACCGTTCAAATCGACAGCACCGGGTTTTTGATTAAATCAACCTCTACTAACGCTGGCACTATTGTTGGTGTTTGCATGGGTGGTCAGTACGTGAACTCTAACGGTCAAACCGTTCAGGGCCAGTACATCCCTGCCTTGGCATCCACTACTGCTAACCCAGCTTACGCGTACGTTGTGGACGATCAACAAGCTCTGTTCAAAGTGGCCGTTGTTACCTCTGGTACAACTATGGGCACCGCGAGCCGCGCTGATGTCGGTTCTAACGTGGCTTTGGTGTTGAACGCTGGTTCTACTACCACTGGCAACTCAGCTTTTGCTGTGACATTGACCGGTGCTGGTACAACTGCAACCATCCCATTGCGCGTTATCGACGTTGTTGAGCAAACTGCAACTGCTCCCGGTGTTTACTGCGAGTTGTTGGTGAAAATCAACGCCCACCAATACAACAACACCACTGGTGTTTAAGGAGTAAATTACCATGGCAATTTCACGCGCACAACTGCTTAAAGAACTGCTCCCCGGCTTGAACGCTTTGTTCGGTCTGGAATATGCACGTTACGGCGAGCAACACAAAGAAATCTACGAAACCGAAACTTCGGAGCGTAGTTTTGAAGAAGAAACCAAGCTGTCCGGCTTCTCCGCAGCACCCGTCAAGAACGAAGGCGCAGCCATCGCTTATGACAACGCTCAAGAAGCATGGTCTACCCGTTACACCCACGAAACCATTGCGTTGGGCTTCTCCATCACTGAAGAAGCTGTGGAAGATAACTTGTACGACAGCTTGTCCGCTCGTTACACCAAGTCTTTGGCCCGCGCCATGGCTTACACCAAGCAAGTTAAAGCCGCATCCGTTTTGAACAACGGTTTCAACGGTGGTTACTTGGGCGGTGACGGTGTTTCGTTGTTTGGCTACAACAGCAGCAGCACTTTGGTCAACCACCCGTTGATCTCTGGCGGCACCAACGCCAACACTCCATCTACCCAAGCTGACCTGAACGAGACTTCTTTGGAAGCCGCCGTTATTCAGATCGCTCAGTGGACTGATGAACGTGGTCTGCTGATTGCTGCTAAGCCTAAGAAGATGATTGTTCCTCCATCGCTGCAATTCGTTGCTACTCGTCTGTTGGAAACCAACCTCCGCGTTGGCACTGCTGACAACGACATCAACGCGATCAAGAACAACGGTTCTGTGGCAGAAGGCTACACCGTCAACAACTTCTTGACTGACAACAACGCTTGGTTCCTGACCACAGACGTGCCTAACGGTTTGAAGCATTTCATCCGTACTCCTCTGTCCAACTCCATGGACGGCGACTTCGACACCGGCAACGTCCGTTACAAGGCCCGTGAGCGTTACAGCTTTGGCTGGTCCGACGCGCTGGGTATTTTTGGCAGCTCTGGCTCCAACTAATACTTCGGTGTATGACTGAAAAAGGGGCCTTGTGCCCCTTTTTCTTTTGGTGTATATTGCCCCAACTCCCGGACTTTTCCGGTGTTCCTGACGGCTCCGGGCCGACGACATGCAGACAGGGCACCTTAACTCGCATGTGAGGATTCATCATGTCTTTGACCACCTTCTCCGGCCCAGTACGATCCCTCAACGGTTTTATTGTTGGCCACCAACCCACCTCTTTCAACGCAATCAACGCAACAGCCACTGCTACAGCGGCTCAAGTTGCTGACGGCTACATCACTTCGACTTCCGCACTGGCTACGACCATTACGTTGCCAACCGGCACACTGCTTGGCGCTGCTCTGGGTGCTTCGCGTGGCACGTCTTTGGACTTGTGGGTGGATAACACCGCAGGCGCTAACACTGTGACTATCGCTGTTGCTACAAACGGTATCTTGTCTGCTGCCGCTGCCGCAGGTTCTGGCGCTGGCGCTGGCTTGTTGACAGTCCCATCTGGCGTGACAGGTATTGCTTGCTTCCGCATCACATTTGCGAGCGCAACGGCATACGTGTTCTCTCGTATTGCCTAATTGATCTTGGGGGCTTCGGCCCCCGCTTTATAGGAGATTGATTATGGCGATGCAGACAGACGTAAAGTCGTATCACAACACTACTTCTGGGGTGGCTGTGCCTTACCGCACGCGGCTCAAAGGCGTTGTGATTTCGCCTTCTACATCGGTAACAATCAATACGTCCATTGTTGACAACAGCTCGATTGCGGCAACGTACGACATCCCCGGCACCACCGTGTGTACGGTGACCACGCCGACGGCGCATGGGTTGACTGCGGGCGAAAGTCGCGTGCTTCTGGTTGCAAGTAGCGGTACTTTTGTAAGCGATGCGTATCTGGTGCAAACCACGCCGACTCCTACAACCTTTACGGTGACGACGGCTACGCTGACTACCAGCGGCAACATGTCTGTGTATACGGACATATTGACCGAAGTGGATTGCTCCACAGGCACCTCGTTTTACACGCTGATTCCCGGCCAAGGCGTTCTCGCCCAAAACGGAATTTACGTTTTTCTACCGTCGGCATCGGTGACTTCCACTATCTTTTACGGATAAAGGGCACGGCCATGATGCAAACAGACGTCCAGTCAGCTTACGTAAAAAGCTCCGGAATACTGGTCACGCCACTGCGCGCTCGTCTCAAAGGGTGCATAGTAACTTCCGCTACGTCTTCGTTGCGTAATGTGGCTGCGTGTGATCCCACAACCGTAGAGTCTGGTACTTACAGCCAGACGGGCACAACGGCAACCATCAGCATCACCGCTCACGGTTTGACCAACGGACAGCGCGTGTTTGTAGATTTCACAACCGGCACGAGCCGTGACGGCATGTATGACATTACGTACATCAATGCCGACAGCTTCAGCGTGACTACAGCCAACTCGGTTTCGACTTCTGGCAACGTGAACGTCTACCCTGACGTGTACATGGAGCTGGACACGTATAGTACGGTTGGGTTGTCTGTTCTGATCCCCGGGCAAGGCATTCTTTTTCCCAACGGTATCTTTTTTGGTACCGGGCCGAGCGTAACAGCAATGGTGTACTATGGCTGACGAGAAGAGCATTAACCTAGCGGGCCGCAAACTCATGGTTGCGATCCCCGCCTACGATGGCAAGCTGAACATTGATTCAGCTTTTGCCTTGTCCAATCTGGCCGTTCAGGTTCAGTCGTTGGGGGTTAAGCTCTATCTCACGCACCTCTCGGGGTGCTCTCTTATTACGAAGGCTCGCAACTGCTTGGTTGCGGACTTTCTCAAATCCGACGCAGACACGCTTCTGTTCGTCGATGCCGATGTGGTGGTTTCCGCTGACGCCATTCTTCGTTTGATGGCCCTGAGCTTGGACAAAGACGTCACCGCTGGCATTTACCCACGGCGCGGTATAGATCGCAAGTTCTTCTTGGATTATTACCTTGATGAAAACGGCGCTTTGGAGTTCGACAAGAACGGCTTGCTTCGTGTGAAGCGCATTGGCACCGGGTTCATGATGATTCAGCGCCACGTCCTTGAGACGATGATCGCAAACCACCCTGAGTGGGCGTACAACAACAACGTCGATAACCGCACCGACAGTGCAATTTTTGACCTGAAGATCGTCAACGGTGAGTACTACGGCGAGGACTATTTGTTCTGCGACCGTGCTGCTGAAGACGGCTTCACTGTTTTCCTCGACCCCTCAATCAGCTTGCCCCACGTTGGCCAAGAGAAGTTCACCCGCAACTTTGAAGAGGACGTGTTGCAGCCTTTGTTGGCCGAGCATTGCACGCCAAAACTGAAAGTCGTCAATGGCTAAGAAAACCCCCTCCCTAGCAATCGGTCGTGGTGAGAAGTTACCTGCTTCCAAGGGGGCTGGGCTAACTGCCAAAGGCCGTGCCAAATACAACGCTGCGACCGGCAGCAACCTCAAAGCCCCGCAACCGCAGGGTGGCAAGCGCAAGGACTCGTTTTGCGCACGCATGTCAGGTATGCCCGGCCCAATGAAAGACGAAAAGGGTAAGCCCACCCGCAAGGCGGCTTCTCTTGCAAGGTGGAAGTGCTGATATGGAACTGATGGCTTGGAACGTACTGTTGTCGTTTGCGTCAGCAGCGTTGCTTTTTTGGGTGAAGGTGTCTCACGACGAAGTCAAGCGCGTGAGCATTTTGCTGAGCAAAACCCGCGAAGAGAACGCTGAGAAGTACGTGACTAAGGCGGATGTGCACAGCGACATCAATCGTGTTCTGGCCCGGCTGGACCGGCTTGAGGGCAAGATTGATGACTTTATGAAGGAGCAGCGAAGTGCCCTCAGTTAGTAAAAAACAGCACAACTTCATGGCGGCGGTGGCCAACAATCCGTCGTTTGCCAAGAAGGCAGGTGTACCCGCCTCGGTGGGTAAAGAGTTCGTGAAAGCGGACAAAGAGGTGAAGTTTGGTAAGGGACCAAAATCTCGTGCTGACCTTCAAAAAATTAACCGCCCTGATACGGATCAAGGCAAGTCAGAACTTTTTTCAAGAGGTGGTGAAATGAAAGAATCCAAAGCAATGATGGCCAAAGAGGTTGCGTTCATGAAGAAAAAGGGCGCTCCCAAGTCCATGGTCAAGCACGAAATGGCTGAAGCCAAGATGGCCAAGGGTGGCATCGCTACTTCTTTGAAGGCTCATGCCGCAGCGCCAGCCTCCAAGGCCCATTCCGGCATGAAGTCTGGCGGGTTTACTCGCTCTGCCGACGGTATTGCCACCAAAGGCAAGACCAAAGCCGCGATGCCCAAAATGGCTCGTGGTGGCAAAACCTGCTAAGGAGCGCAACATGAGCCAAGCAGAAAAAGACGCCCGTCAAATGATTGCGGACAAGAAGGCAGCCGAGGCCGCTGAAAAAGCCTATAACGCCGCTAGTAAAACACCCCCAGCGCCAGCGCCAGCACCAACAACGGACCGAAAAGCCAAGGGTGGTGTCACGCGTGCGGATGGCTGTGTGACCAAGGGCCGCACAAAAGGAAGAATGGTTTAATTATGAAACTCTCTGACGTTTCCCCTCTGGCTGGAATGTTGACCGGCGAAGGCGCGATGGGTAAGCTCATTGGCAAAGGTTTTGGCGGCATATTGCCTGCGGCGATTGCACGCAGCGCCCAACGTGACGCAGCCGAAGAGGAGCGCCAAAAAGCCATTGCCGCTTCCGCGCAAGGCCAGCCAATGAAAAAAGGCGGCAAGGTTTCTTCCGCTTCTTCGCGTGCTGACGGCTGCGCTCAGCGCGGCAAGACCAAAGGCAGGATGGTCTGACATGAGAGCCAGTCGCGGCATGGGGGACATCGCCCCCTCCAAGATGCCCAAAGGCGTAAAAAAAGCACGCCGGGATGACACCGACTTCACGCAGTACGCTGAAGGCGGTAAAGTCAATGCCGCTGGCAATTACACCAAGCCCAGTCTGCGCAAGCGGATTGTTTCTCAGGTGAAGGCCGCAGCAACCCAAGGCACTGGGGCAGGCCAATGGTCAGCTCGTAAAGCACAGCTTGTGGCCAAGAAATACAAAGCCGCTGGCGGCGGGTACAGGGACTGACATGAAAGCGCCCCAGCAATCCCTCAAAGACTGGGGCGACCAGAAGTGGCGCACCAAGAGCGGAAAGCCGTCCTCCAAAACAGGTGAGCGCTATTTGCCGGAGAAGGCGATAAAATCGCTCAGCCCCGCAGAATATGCGGCCACCACAAAAGCTAAACGTGCTGGCAAGGCGGCGGGCAAACAGTTTGTGGCCCAGCCCAAGACCATCGCGAAGAAAACAGCAGGGTTTAGATAATGGCAACTTCCGGCACATCATCGTTTAACCTCGACTTGACAGAAATCGTTGAGGAGGCGTTCGAGCGCGTGGGCTCCGAGCTGCGCACGGGTTACGATTTGAAGACCGCCCGCCGGTCTTTGAACCTGATGTTTGCCGACTGGGCCAACCGTGGCATCAACATGTGGACGTTCGAGCAAGGCTCGATCTCATTGATACCCGGCCAAGCAACGTACAATTTGCCAGCAGACACCGTGGATTTGCTTGAGCACGTCATTCGCACGGGCGCGGGCAACACGGCAACACAGGCAGACCTGACCATCACGCGTATTAGTGTTTCTACCTACGCTACGATCCCCAACAAGCTGCAGCAAGCTCGCCCAATTCAGGTATGGATTGAGCGCCTGAACACACCGCGCATCACCCTCTGGCCAATCCCGGACAACTCGCAACAGTACGTGTTTGTGTACTGGCGCTTGAAACGCATCCAAGACGCTGGCACCGGTGTCAATACGATGGACATGCCTTTCCGTTTCCTCCCCTGCATGGTGGCGGGTTTGGCCTATTACTTGGCTTTGAAGGTGCCCGGTGGCGCTGAGCGTCTGGGCGTTCTGAAGCAGCAGTATGACGAGGCATGGGCCTTGGCTTCGGAAGAAGATCGAGAGAAGGCCGCTGTTCGATTTGTGCCGCGTCAGCAATACGTCGGGGGTACCTTTTAATGGGTAACCGTTTTGCCTCTGGCAAAAATGCGATTTCGGAATGTGACCGTTGTGGTCAACGGTTTAAGCTTCGCCGACTGCGCACAGAGATTGTCAAAACCAAAGAGTACAACTTATTGGTTTGCCCTGAGTGTTGGGACCCAGACCAACCTCAGTTGCAGTTAGGTATGTACCCAGTGAGTGATCCGCAGGGCTTGCGTAACCCACGTCCTGATCGTAGCTATGTGACCTCTGGGCTTTTGGCGGATGGGTACCCGGGTGGTGGTAGCCGTGACATTCAGTGGGGCTGGAACCCCGTAGGTGGGTCACGGTTTTTTGATGTTGCTCTGACACCAAATAATTTGGTGATGCAGAGTTTTATTGGTACAGTCACTGTTGTGACGACATAAGGGGTCAATCATGGCATTCAAACGCGCAGCCGATGGCATCGCCAAAAAAGGTAAAACCGAGGGTAAAAACCTTGGTGATAGCGGCCCTACGGCAGCCGCACAAAAAGGCAAAGGCGGCAAGGGTAAAGGCGGCGGCAAGACCAACGAAGACATGCTGAGCATGGGTCGTGGTATGGCCAAAGTGGCAAACCAAAAGCGAGGCTAATCATGGCTAAATTCAGCAAAAAAATGATGGGTAAAGAAGTTGGCGACGCCAGCGTCTACGCCGCGCCCCACACAATGGATGGTAAGGCTGGTACCGGTGCTAAGGTCATGCGAGACCCAAACACTCTATCAGCCAAGCAAGTTAGCCCGCGCACCACAGCGATGCGCGTAAGCGCTGGGGACCCTGCGGCTGATGATGTCAAGACCTCGGGTATCAAGATTCGTGGCACTGGCTGCGCTACCAAGGGCGTCATGGCCCGTGGACCAATGGCTTGAGGTAGCGGATGAACTACACCCAGTTGCAAGCTGCGATTTGCGATTACACGCAGAACTTTGAACAGGACTTTGTTGCGAACATCCCGGTGTTCGTGCAGCAGGCCGAGCAGCGCATTTTCAACACGGTGCAGTTCCCCTCGTTACGTCGCAACGTGACGGGCACTACTTCTACCAACACCAAGTATCTGGCTTGCCCGTCCGATTTTTTAGCGGCTTATTCCATAGCTGCGGTGGCTCCTGACGGCTCCTACGAGTACCTACTCAACAAGGACGTCAACTTTATTCGGCAGGCGTACCCAACGCCTTCGTCCACGGGGTTCCCCAAGTACTACGCGTTGTTTGGCCCATCTTTTGCCAACAGTGACGAGCTGTCGTTCATCTTGGGCCCAACGCCTGATGCGCGGTATACCGTTGAGCTGCACTACTTCTTCTACCCTGAGTCCATTTCAGTAGCAGCCGATGGGCGTACTTGGCTGGGTGACAACTTCGACTCTGTGCTGTTGTACGGCTCTTTGGTTGAAGCAGTCACGTTCATGAAGGGCGAAGCCGACATGGTTGCGCTGTATGACGGCAAGTACAAAGAGGCACTTGCTTTGGCCAAGCGTCTGGGCGATGGTATGGAGCGTCAGGACGCCTACCGTTCTGGCCAATACCGACAGGCGGTGACTTAATATGGCGTTTGACCAAACACTCACCACACAGGCCAAGCTGGTTGCACTGCAGACTCTGGCTACCGGCACACTCAAGATGGCTTTGTACACCGCTGATGCGGACCTTGGTGCAGGTACGCTGACGTACTCCACGGCCAACGAGGTTGTGGGTACAGGGTATACCGCCGGAGGCAATGTGCTTACCGGCGTAACGGTGTTAACTTCGGGCACAACCGCATATCTTGACTTCGACGATGTGGTCTGGAACCCCGCAGGTTTTACTGCGCGAGGGGCCCTCATCTACAATACAAGCCTAAGCGATCTGGCTGTGGCGGTGTTGGACTTTGGGGCCGATAAAACGACCACCACAACTTTTACTGTGCAGACACCGGCCAATACTGCTGATGCTGCACTCATCCGTTTTGTATAAGGGGCGATCATGTTAAAAAATCAAGCGCGTTCTACAGAGGTCGTGGCAGCAGGCGTCAGCGCCACAAAATCTTTTGGCGAAGGTCTCAAGGGTGGCGGCGTGTTTAAGATCATGTGCCACGGCGAAGACGGCAGCCTGAAGTGGGAAGCCGAGTCGCACAACCTTGTGGTGAACTTGGGCCTGCAAGACATGAACAACAAGTACTTTAGCGGTAGCGGCTACACCGCCACTTGGTTCCTCGGCCTGTACGGTTCGGGCAGCACCAACAACCCCGCCGCTGGCGACTCGATGCTTTTACACGCCGGATGGACAGAAGTTACGGCCTACAGTCAAGCCACACGTCCGGCTTGCACTTTTGGTACGGCCACTAATGCAGACCCTTCGGTGATTTCAAACTCAGCGTCACCTGCAACGTACAGCATCAACGGCACTACAGTGGTCGGTGGAGCTTTCCTGACAAGCAATAGCACCAAGGGCGGCACCACCGGAAATTTGTTTTCCGCCGCTGATTTCCAATCTCCCGGCGACCGCAGTGTGGTGTCTGGTGACACCATTACAGTAACTTACACTTTCAGCCTTGACGCTGCTTGAGGTTCACCATGGCTACTAAATTTGCACGAGATCAGGTTGTCAAAGTACGTACCGTGGTTCCCGAAGGACCAGTACTTGCACTGCGCATGGATGAAGACGGCGTGGTTTATTGCCTACTGCAGTGGGTTGACCAAGACGGAAATCAGCAAGAGCGCTGGTTTGCTGAAGACGTACTGATGGGGGTTTAATGTATGCCACTCGTTATTGCTGACCGTGTCCGGGAAACGACAACCACTACTGGTACTGGCACACTCACACTGGCGGGGCCGTACTCCGGCTTTCAGGCCTTTTCAGTCATCGGTAACGGTAACACTACGTATTACGCCATCATCGACGCGCAAGCCGGTGCATGGGAAGTAGGTATTGGAGCGTATGCCTCGGTAGGTAACACGTTATCGCGTGCGACTGTGCTGGCCTCCAGTAACGCAGGCGCGTTGGTAAATCTTGCTGCGGGCACCAAGGACGTCATCCTGACGCAACCTGCGGGCAGGTCTGTGCTTGTGCAAGAAGCTGGATCAGGCCTTATTACAGGGGTTGCAGCGTTTACAGCCAACGGGATTCCTTACGCTAACGCCACCAACACTCTGACCACCAGCTCCGGTCTGACCTACAACGGCACTGCGCTGGACGTTGCAGCATTGGATGTTACAAACGTCCGGGCTTTGGATGGCACTGCTTCGTTTTCAATTGCCAACACCACTGGCGTTATGTCGATTGACGACACCAAGTTTACGCTGCAGGACAACACTGACAACACCAAGAAAGCGGTGTTTGAAGCGTCGGGCATCACCACAGCTACAACTCGCACCTACACGTTACCTAACGCAACAGGAACAATTCCATTATTAAACCTTTCACAAACTTTTACTGCTGCACAGACATTTACAGGCTCTGTAACTATGTCTTCTGCAACTGGTACTTACAACATTAGCTCGGGTGGTACAACTGGAACGGTAACAATTGGTGGCGTTTCCGGGACTGGCACGCTCACATTGGGCCGTTCAACCGTAAGCCAGACAACCAATATTCAAGCGGGCGCAACAGCATCCGGCAGCACCAAGACAATCAACTTTGGTACGGAGGGTCTTTCTGGTTCAACCACCAACATTAGCGTGGGTTCTTCTGTACCCGGCGCAGTAACCAATTTTGCGGTTCAAGGTGTGACTGTTGGCCGTGGCGGCGGTGCTTTATCTGGCAATACTGTGGTGGGTGAATTCGCTTTGGCGTCTAACACCGCAGGTGGCGGCAACGATGCTTTTGGTATTCAAACGCTTAACTCCAACACCACGGGCTCTGAAAACACCGCATTCGGCGGAAGCTCGCTTTTCTCTAACACCACGGGCTCTGAAAACACCGCCTGCGGCGGCGCTGCGCTTGCAACCAATCAAACAGGCGTCAGAAACACCGCTGTTGGTGATTCTGCACTTTTATTCGCAACAGGTTCCAACAATACTGTAATTGGTAGAAACGCAGGTAGCCAAATTACCACAGGAGACTCCAACGTAGTCATTGGTAGCTACACCGGCCAATTCGAGCCAATCGGCCAAACAGGCAGCAACTGGATTGTCTTGAGTGACGGCGCGGGAACTGTGCGTCAGTCCATTGATCCGTCAGGTAACACCCAATTTACAACTAACGCTGTAGTGGTGTATGCCCCAGCACCTGCAAGTTTTTCTGCTGCTGCAACACTGACAAACGCCGACATTCAAACGCAGCTTATTGTAACAACTGGCACAACTTTTACATTGACCATGCCTTTAGGCTCTGACTTAGACAATTTAATTAGTTGGGTAACAAATGACATTGGGTATGATTTTTCAGTCATTAACACAGCTTCAAGTACGATTACGATGGCGGCAAATACAGGCGTTACGACAGTTGGTAGGTTAACGGTGTTGACTAACATTTCTGGTCGGTTCCGCATTCGTAGAACCGCAGCTAGTACCTACATCATGTACCGTATAGGTTAACCAAGGAAACGACATGACTACCATCACTTGGAAAGTCACCGACATGCTGCGCAACATCAGCGACGGTCTTGTGACCCGTGTTGACTGGGAAGCTGCTGCGGTGGATGGAAGCACTGAAATTAAAATACGCGGAATGGTCTTCGTCTCCCGTACGGAGTCTTTTACCCCATTTGAGCAGGTTACCGAGGAGCAGGTTTTGGCGTGGGTCAAAGCCTGCCCAAAAGTAGCTCATATAGAAGGCGTACTAAAAAGACGAGTTGCTGCCGTAAACTCACCTGTTACAACAGCCAGCGGGGTTCCGTGGGCCACCCAGCAGTTGAAGATGCCAGAGCAAGTTGAGCCGCCCCAAGCCGTGCAGTAATGTTTGGGACCGCCGCATACGCACAGTTGCCGTATGCCTCTGCGCCGGGGGCAGAGTTTTCAGTGTCCGTATCCGAGACCGCGACCGGAACGGACACCATCTCTGCACTACGTACTTTAAGCACCACTCTAGCTGAGACCGCAACCGGAACGGACACCGCTTCCACAATAAGCACTTTCCGCGCCACTCTGACAGAAGTTGCTTCGGCGGTTGAATCTGTTATCAGTCGGCTTACATATCCAACGCAAATTGCAGAAGCCGCAACAGGAACGGACACCAACTCCGCAATAAGTACTTTCCGCGCCACTTTGGCAGAGACCGCGACCGGAACGGACACCGTATCTGCGACACGCATTTTGCGCCCCACTGTGGCAGAAACCGCCTCGGCGGTTGACTCAGTTGCTGGTCGGCTTACGTACCCCGCTCAAATTGCAGAGACCACTACAGCTGCAGACACCATCTCTGCACTACGTACCTTAAACCCCACTGTGGCAGAAGCTGCTTCGGCGGTTGAATCGGTTGTTGCCCTGCCGACATATGCAACTCAAGTTTCAGAGACGACCACAGCCGCAGACGCCACTTCTTGTATTTTTGTTTTCCCCGCCTCAGTCAATGAGACCGCAACAGCGACAGACACCGCTGTAGCCAGCATGACTGATTTAGCCAGTGTGTCCGAGTCTTCCGTAGCATCCGAGACTTTTGCGGCAGCACCCGATTACGCTGTGGCAGTCTCCGAACAAACGACGGCTATCCTCAACTCCATGGTGGCCACGACAACAGTTCTGGCATCTGTTTTGGAAAGTGTTCGCGCTGTAGACGAGGTGCTCGGAGCGTTCCTGTGGAATGACATCGACGACACGCAGATTCCGGGCTGGACAGACATTCTTCGCGGGGAGACAATCGGTGACATCGCGGTTTTTGGCGACTCCAATTTTGGCGCTTTGGCGTTTGCAGGCGACAGTATTATCACCGCTGGTCCCGGAGTAACCGCATGGTCACAAATTGTTGACACGCAGACTCCGGACTGGACAGACATCCTTCGCCCGGTGACAATCGCTGAAATCGCCGTTTTTGGTGGCGCTAATTTTGGCGTGCTATCGTTTGCTGGCGATAGTGTTACCGACTACCCCCCTGCAGGAACAGCGTGGTTAGAAATTGACGACACCCAGATTCCGGACTGGACCGTCATTGATGCCGTTTAAGGAAAAATTATGAGCACGTACTCCCCCTCTTTGCGTATTGAACTCATTACAACCGGCGATCAGGCCGGTACATGGGGCAACACGACCAACACAAACCTTGGCGGCTTGATTGAATCCGCAATTGCTGGATACACATCGGTGTCGATTACGACGGCCAATCAGGCGCTGACTGCGTTGAACGGTGCGTCAGACCAATCTCGCAACCAGACGATTGCGTTGACTACAACAACCTCTGCAAACTTTGCCGTATACGCGCCCCCCGCAGAGAAAACGTACATCATCTACAACGCCAGCGCGTACACAGCCACAATTTTTAACTCCACGGTATTGGGTAACACTACCGCAGCCGGTACGGGCGTAGCCATCCCAGCAGGGAAAACCGTTCCAGTTTGGACCGATGGCACAAATTTTAGAATTGCCGTTGATTACGTAAACGGCTTGGATGTTGGTGGCGTTTTGACCGTTGATGACGGAATCTCCACGAACGCCTCTATGTTCGCAGGGGGATCGC